GCAACACCGCCGCCAATGACCGTTTCGCAGTAGGGGCAACAACGCGGGTTCATGGATTTAGCGATGCGGCCCATGATTGAGCCGCCTCAAGGCGAATGGTGTTGTCTGTGCAAATCAGCACGTCGCTGGCGGGGACGGCAACGGTATCATCCACGATGGCCGCTGGATCGGTTGGCATAGGGCTTCCGGCAAGGCTATCACTGGCGGCGGCAATGGCTCTGCCGGATGGACGATCAGCGGGGCCGGACTGCACCCGCCGGGCGCGAGCAATAAAAGCACGAGCGTCAGCCATCGCGCTAGAGGTGACTTGTTCAAGTTCATGGTCGGCATCCTTCGCCAGTTCGGAATAGCGTTGCTGTGCGGCGTTGCGGGCCGCTACAGCGCGTTCGCCAGCAATTGCCGACGCCTGCACCATTTGCGCCTTATCGGCCTCACACGCGGCTAGATCGCCCTTTGTGCCGGACAGCCGCCACGTTTGCACCGCGCCGAAAAGCACCAGTGCCGCGATGATCCCGCCACGAATGCCAATGCGCGCGGCGAATGATATGAGGGCTGGCGGGATCATGTCAGCCTCTCGAAATCAAAACCAATCGGATCAGGTGAGCGCCATATCTCCCCGCCGCTTGCATCAACCAGGCCGGTGTAGGTGGCGACATGGTCCGACACTACTGGCACGCCTGCGCTAGACGGTTCCGAATAGACATCGTCCTCAACATAGAACGAGCGCGGCGTGTGGCGGGTGGTGTAGCGTGTCATAGCGTCGGCTCCTGCGGTTCAACATGCACCGGGTCGTTAGCCTTACCGGTGGCGGTTTCCTGCATCGCCTTTCCACCCAGCGAACTGCCCAGCCAAAAGCCCACGGCAAGCATCGCTATGTTAATCCATGTCCCGATGAGCGTGCCCTTTGTCACCTCATCATCGGAATAAACCAACACATAGCCGGTTACGAGAGCGAAACCGATCAGGACGTAGAATGTCACAGCAACTACAACATGCAGGTGCGGAATGCGGCGCGTCACCCGATCAACCCCAGCGCCGTGGCCTCGACCTCATCGACGCGGCGCGCCTCTTGACGCGCGCCCATAAATATACTAAAGATACCAAACATAGCAATCACCTGAGGGAATCGGAAATGGAAGAGGTTTGGAGGCCCGTTTTGGGTTTTGTTGGGCGTTATGAGGTTTCTGATTTTGGCCGTGTTCGCGGCCTTCCCCGCCCAATGACCTACAAAGACGGGCGCGTAGGCGTGTTGCGCGGCGGTGTGATAAGCGGAGGATTGGGCAAAAATGGCTACTACGCCGTGACGTTCGACTCTAAATGCCGAAAGCTGGTGCATCGCGTAGTCGCGGAGGCGTTTCTGGAAAATCCCAAGAATCGCAGGACCGTGAACCACAAGGATGGCAACAAAACGAACAATGCTGTCGAGAATCTGGAGTGGGCGTCCTACCAAGAAAACAACAACCACGCTCGCTCGACGGGCCTTAATTTGCAACATGGTGAACGCAGCAACTTGGCTCGCTATTCGGATCAATTCATAGAATCCGTTAGGCGTGTCCACGAAAGGTATGCGCCCACGTGGGAGGAACTTGGGCGGCTTTTTGGGATACGAGGCGCACATGCAAGGCAGATCGCGCTGCGGAAGACAAGGCAAGTCGCTAGTGGAGATCATAGCACCCCCCTATAGAGCGCCGCCTCAGCATCACGCCGCCGAGTCAGCCCCGCCATCACGCGGCCCGCCGCCTTATTCCACGCCGCGAATTGAGCCGCCGCGCCGTTGTAGTCACCCGCCTTGTGCTTTTTCAGTAGCGTGGATTTGGCGAGGTTGGCGGGGCCGAGATTATAGGCAAAACTAACGAACGCATCAAATTGGCTTTGCGTGGTGGAATAAATCGCAGGGCCAAGCGCGCGGATAACAGATTCCTCGAACTGGCGTAGGTGCTGCTTAAACCGCGCGTCGGCACGATCCCGCGTCCATACTGCGCCCGGTGCGAGCGGTTTGCCCTGTTCGTCTGTCGTAGTGCCCCAACCAATTGTGAAGGGCTTCCCGCCTGTCGCTGGATCAGGATATGCCTTGCAATCGCCGTTCGGCAACTTTGCCGCGTAACCCTCGAATGAATGGATTAATTCGATCCCCTTCGCGCTTGTGCTGGTGGGTAGAGCAATCGCCTCATTCATCGCCTGATTTTCAGCCTTGATCGTCATGGCAATTCCCTTTCGTTCGTGGGCAGGGCGGATAGTTGTTCGACTTTCGCTTGCAGATCGGCAACGGCGCGTTCGCTTTCGATGTGCTTCATAAGGCAATCGTGCAGCGCCTTTTCGGTTGCTGTCAGCCGGTCGCCAAGTTCCTTTTCGCTGGCCGTCAGGGCTTCAACCCGCGCAACAAGAGCATCAAGCAGCTTGTCACCTTTCAGGTCCAGCTTGTCCTCTCGCTTATCGAGCCGCACGAAAAACAGATTTACCGCCCAACGCAGCAACATGATCGCCGTGCCGCCACTAAAAACGCCGCCCGCGATATTCAGTGCGTCCCCCGCCTCAATCATGGCATATCTTTCTTGAACATATCGCCGAAAACATCGGGCAATGGAGGAATGCGGCCATGCAAAGCCTTCACCTGAGCAACCGGGAAAACAAGCATCATCTGCGCGATCACCACCACGGACGAACCCCAGAAACGCCACGGATCGGGCAAGAGATAAAACGCCCATCCGGGCAGGAACATCGCCACAATCAGGATATCACGGCGCGGCATACCCTTGCGGATGATCACCAACGCCGTGACAATATCGATGCCCGCCCACGCCCAGAGCGCGAAGTCGGCCCCTAGCGTAGTGATCGCCCCGGCAAACAATGCGCTGCACATAAGCGCCGTGCCCGCACGGTCGCCGTAATAGCTACCGGCAACGGCACAAGCGACCGATGCCCAGAACGCTACCTCAAGCAGCATGTCAGCCACCGGATGGCGGCGGAGCAGGCGGCGTGGGGGTCGGTGTTGGCGATGGAGAAGGCGAGGGCGTGCGTGCCATGTTAAATGCTCCTAGGTGGTTGACGGTTGTAGTGCCAGTTTCGTCACGAAAAACAACCCTAAGGTCACGCCGTCGTCCTTGCCGCAAAACCACTAGGCGGCGTTGGGTAATCTGCCGTATCCGCCGTAGTGAGAAGCTGGAACCCCGCTCCATCGGTTGCGCCCACGATCCCCGCGAGAAGCGTGCCGCCGCTGGCATCAACCACAGCGGCCATATCAAAGCCCGCGCCGCCGGAAGGTGAATTAGGATACCATGTGCCGTTCTTGGCAAACCACGCCTGTTTAGCCGTGTGGTCCTCACAGATTTGCAGGATCGTCCCCGCCGGGATTGTGCCAAGTGTTGCCGCTGAAACCAGCGTCGTGTCGGTCGTTCCGTTGTGGTATTTGATACCGGACGAGGCCACCGAAATGCGCGGGGTGGATGATGCCCCGGCATTGGTCAGTGTCGCCACGAACAACCCCCATTGCGATGGGTTCGTGCCCAAGAACTTGACAGCAGAATGCCACAGCCCGGAGGTCTTTTCGCCCACAGCCTTGAACGCGACGTTGCCCGTGGGCGACCCGCCAGAGCGGACAACCGTGCGGTCATTGTTGGAATAGGTGACGCTGTTCGCGCCGCCCGTGGCCACCTTGAACGTGGTGTTGAATTGCGCAGGAACCGTATCTGCCAGCGTCGCCACATCTTCGATTACGCTCATTGAGTGGCCATAATGACCGTATCCGTCCGGGTCCTCCGGCAACAGGTAGAGGTCATAGGTGGTCCCAGCGGTCAGTCCGGTGACAGTCAGCACCTGTGATTGCGGATCACCCTGCGCATTGACGCTGTTGTGAGCCAATTGCAGCCCGGCCCTTACAGCCGCCATGCTTGGAGCCGTAGAATTGGCCGCTACCGCCAGCACGTTAATTGTCGCTGCCTCATCACAGCGGACGGTGATGGGCGCGGTTGTGCCCGTGGTAGTGCCCGCCGTGGGCGTATCGAGGAACACCGGAGCGCAGCGGGTAATCGGGTGCTGCGTGTGATATTGCGTGGTGCTCGTCAGCGCCTTGACCGCATTGATCCTCGCCTTACCCAGCGCAAGGTGCTGCGTCATGAGGAAGTGGACGCCATCGAACGAGGCATTGGCGAAGTTGTGCTTGAGGATCACCGTGCCGTCATGGCGATACTGATCGGAACCTTGGCCCGCCAAATCCTCCCAAGTCCCAAGGTTCCCGTCAAGGTCGTTCACCGTCACCCGCCAACGGGCAACCTGCGGCATGATCGTGTTGATGCCGTAATAGGTGTAGGCTTCGGCAGGCCCGCCGCTTGAGGTGAGCACGGGGATCGGCTGTGTCAGGGGCATGTAGGCGGTGTGGCCGAACTTCGATGCTCGGTGCAGCCGGTTCGCGTGGAACCGGGCAGGCCATGCGAGCAGGTCCAGCGCATCCGAAAACAGGTTCTTGTTGCCGAACGAATTAGCGCCGGTGCCCATTTTCAGAACAGTGGCGAGCGGCGGCGTCGCACTGGTGCTGACATACCAATAGATCGTGCCGCTCAATTCGGCGGTGATTGTTGGGAAAACGATGGAAGTGCTTGCCGCCGAAGTCGTGAAGTCCCCCGCCGAAGCGACCGCACTGTCTGTGCCGCCCGTAGAACGGTGCAGGTAATATGCGTAGTAGGTGGTTGATGGAGGCAACCCGGCAGCAACCACATTCTGCCCGGCAGATATTTCCGCTTCGATCTGCGAATAGCCGTGGAACTGGCGATAAATCGGGATACCTGCATCGGCCATCGACTTGTAATAAGGACGCACCCCGAACTTCATTGCGTTGCGCCAGCCCTGCCAGCGTGTGCCAGCGAAGGCGACCATTTGGTCGGTGACAAGCTGGCCGGCAAAAGCCGCCCCGAAATAGATCGCCTCTTGCGCGCCTGCGAGATAATTCCCCGCCTTTACCGTTTCCGCAATGCCATACAGCGCAGAAACACCGCCGGTTCCGATGAAGGCCCCGGCCGTGGTAATCTTGCGTTCGCCGCGCGGCCCCAGCACGCCGCCGATGGTCTGCCCGGTGTTGATATAGGCCAGTTGCTCAAAGGCGTATGTGGTGGCCCCGTAGGTATCGGAGCCGGTGCCAACCATCGTCCGCATGGGCGTGTGCCCGCCGCTGTTGCCCGGACCATATCCATAACCCGTGACGCTATCGCCGCTGCCGCCGCCCTGCTCATTCGATTGCCCGGTTGCATCCATCTGTGCCACGAACGCGGATGCCGCAGCGGCGGTCGTGAACCCATCCGCACTGGCAATGGTGCTGTCATTGCCCGCAGCATCGCGGTGCAGGAAGTAGCTGTAGTAGGCCGTGGAGGCCGTCAGCCCGGTTGCATTGACGGTTTTTGTGCCAGTGCTGGAAACGGCCTGTGTGCCGCTTGCAACCGCGCCAGTGCCCGCCTTGAGGTTCGCCGCCGTCGGGGCAACCGCACTGGTCGAGATATACCAATACAGCGTGCCATTACCCTCGTTCGTGTCCACAGTCAGCGTGGCGGTTGTCGCGCCGGTCTGCGTATCGGTCGGGGCAGACAGGGTGGGCGCGGTCGTGTCCGCTGCCGTCACAGTCATGGGAAACGCGCGCGTAATCGGCGTATCGACGCCATTGGTCGCCTGCACATTCAAGGTGGAAGTGCCCGCTGTCAGCGTGCCCGTGGTAGTGACGGCCCCGCCGCTCGCCACTGCAAAGCTGGAATTGAGCGTGGCAATCTCGGTGAAAGTGTAGGTGCCGGTCCCGTTCGAGACGGTCAGCGTCCCCACACTAGAACCATTGCTGGCGCTATCGGCCACACTCGACGCGGATATCTGAATAGTGGGCACAGCGGGGCCGGATGGACCGCGCGAAAAACCAAGCACTAAGCCAAGTCCAATCATATCGCCTTAACTCCTGCCGCATCAGTTGTGCCGCGCACCGTGCCCGCCATATCGCGCGACACTACCGGCGTTTTCAAATTGGTCAACAATGCCCCCGCAGGCGTGAAATTGCCCGCGCCAGCATCGGCAAACAGCGTCGCTTTTGTCCCGCCGATCGTTGTGCCTGTCGAACCGGACGGCGTGCTTGCGCCGGTGAAAAGATGGTTGCCCTTGATCGTCAAATCGGTGTCCGGCGTGCTTGACCACACCAAAGCCGGGCCAGCATTGTTGGCAACAAGGCAATAGGCATCCGGGTTGTATTTATACGCCCCCGCGCCGTCTGTCCGCAGGCTCAAGGTCTGCTGGCCAAAGCTGCAATGTGCCACCACCACATGGCTATGCGTGCCGCCCAACTGGCTTTGCAGCACGCCCCCGGTCTGGTTGTCCATCGCGCAATTCAGGAACAGCATGTCCCGGTGGTTGGTTTCGTAGAGGAATATATTCTGCGTATCATTGCCGAAAGTGGTCAGCCCCGCGCAAATCACATTTTCGCTGTTCACGTAGGACTGGTAAACATCGCAGTGGTCATCGATCCACGTATAGAAAGTGACCGCCGCCGTTTTCACGTTAACATCGGTCCACGATCCCGGCAGGCCCGGCGCGCCAAGACATACCGCCTGCCGTGTGTCGTCAAGCAGTGTCGCGCTCCAGCCCGACAAGGTGTTGAGCCATGTCACCACGTCCGAGACTTCGTAATCGGTGCTGGCGATAAATGCCGCCTCGCTCGCCAGCAATGTCTTGGTTCCAACAGTCGAACCGCCGACCTTGGCCGTCATGACCCGGCTGCTCGCGCTGTTGCCGCCCGCAAGCGAAAGCGTCGCCGTCGCCCCGCCGCCGGTGTATTGCACGGTCATGGCGTTGATGTTCGTGCGAGCTGGCGCGCTATCCCAGTTCGAAACCGAACCGCCCACGATGCAGGCAGAATCCGACATGGCGTCGCCCGTGCCGTTGGCCATGGCCGTGCCCCTGTGCAGCATCGCCCGCACACCGCCATTGCGCGCGCCGTTGATCGTGCATTCGGTGAACCACGGGTAATTGCGCGCGGTGTAGATATTCGGCTTTGCCGCCTTCCTGATCAGTGCATCTGGGGCGCTGTCCAGAATGGTGATCCCGTCGAACCAATGCCGAACCGGCGTGGTGGTGGTAAACTCATCGCCCGCCTCATGGTAGAAGCCGGTCGATTGTGTCAGGTTGAGCGTGATGTTAGAGCCGCGCAAATGGACGCCGTCCCACGCTGGGCGAAATGCCATCGCTGCATCGGTCGTATAACTCGCCTTGCCAATCGTCACGGGCACGCTGGCCTGTATCGTGAAGTAGCTGTTGGGCTGATAGGTGAAACTCATGTTGCCCACATCATACAGCCCGGCTTCGGTGATCGTGATCAGCGGACTTTGCTTTGACTGCGTGCGGCAATAATCCATCGCCGCGAGGATCGTCTGATAACGAACCCCCGTCACAGCGGCCAACGATGGCGTAATCGCCAGCGCAATATCATTCACCGCCGCCTGCGGGCTGAATTGGCAAGGGCCGATCACCCGGCGCTGCATCGCTGGATCAAGCGGAACCGCCTCGAAATAAACGCGCGCGTGGCCAGTGATCCCAGTCGGCTTTTTGAGCGTGACCCACCAACCCAGATAGGAGCGCGCCACGCCGTTTACATCGTTGAAACTATACACGGTGGGCGATGCGATATCGCGCGCCACGCCCTCATAATGGCAGACAACCTTTTGCAGACCGAGATTACTCAACATCGAACCGGCATTGTTCGCCGCCGCGAAAACGCCAACTACAATCGTGTCGGTGAAATACTGGTTCGTAGGCGTCAGCATCCGCATGGCTGGCTTAGCGGTCGTTCGCGTAGGGTCGGTCGGAACCGCGCCGAAACCCCCGCCAAAGCCGCTCCCCGCCGTGCCGGTGTATCCGGCACTGGGGAGAAGTTCCGCAGGCGGGATGGCCGCGCTCGGATTGAGATATAGCCACATATTGTCGAACGTGACTGGGTCGATCACGCCCAATTGCGCCCCGCCCACCGCCTCTAAAACAGCGCGGTATGCAACCCCGTCATCGAGATAAATGGCGGGGAAATTGCCGTCAGCGTCAGCCTCCACCCGCCAACCTAGCGGGGTCGCCAGATCATCATCGGAATACACTGTTTGCGGGGTAGTGGTGGCGGTCGTGTAGAACTTCCACACCGCGCCAGCTTGAACAACATTATCGTCCGTTGCGGGCTTTGCCGAAGGCGCGAACAGGCTTTCGGCGACCGCGCCAATATCGCGGATCATCTTGCCCCCGATATCGCTAAGAACCGCCCGGTAGGTGAAATCCGCATCAAGCGTAATATCCGGGAACACGCCATCGACATCTGCCGACACAGTTTCTCCCCGGTCCGTTGCGGCGGGCGTCCTGCTATTGCCGTGATAGAACTCCCACACGGCCCCAGCCAACGGCACGCCATTGCCGTCTATAGCCGGGGTCTGTGCGGGTAGGAAAATAGCCATATCAGTTCCCGTGCCAAGTCCCGCTGGTGAAAACGAATGAAGCCTTGCGCACCACGCCCGCCGCATTCCGCGCGCCAACTTCAAGATTGGTATTGTTCAACCCGGTCGCCCCCACACCGCTGGCCAATGTGACCGTATTTGTCGTTCGGTTGAAAACCTCGATCACACGGCCTTCCCAGCCATTCGCGGCCGAGATTCCGCAGCCCGTGCGGCTCGCGCTATCACCGCGCATGAAATAGATATTGCAGTTCGCGTCCGGGTCAAAAACCTGCCCGTTTGCGGTAGCGATCCAGTCCGTCACCTTGAATTGCGGCTTCCCGCTGGAGTTGCCCAAAAGAACGCAGGTGCCTTCCAAATAGGGCTTGTCGCCGTGTTCGATCCGCATCGGCTGCGTTGTGGTGCTTAGGCTGGTGCCCGAACCCTGCTTGTAGCTGTTCGAGTTGCGCAACCAGATTTTCGTATCGTAAACCGACCATTGGTAGTCATAGCCGCAAGTGTTCATGCGCCATTCGCCGCCATCGGTCGTGAGTGACTTGAGAAAATCAACAAACGTGCAATTGACGACCGCGCCGTAGCTTTCCACCGCCGCGTCGAACAGCACGCGGGCAGTAGTGGAAGCCCCGCGCAAATTAAGCACCGCGCCCATTTCGGCATAAATTGCCAGCGTGTTGGTGTTGTCCGCCAACGTGTGATGCGCCGAGGGGCTGAGCAGCATCTTCATGTAAGTCCCCGGCTCGCAATACAGCGCCTGTCCGCATCGCTTGATCAGCGGGGTGCCCGAGATAACCGCCGTTCCGCCTGCGAGGGTTGAAATACCCTTGGTCGCCGATGCTACGCCCGCCGTCCCGCCATCGATAACCCCGGCCAGCCCGCCATATTCCAGCATCGCCGCTCGCGCTTCAGAATAGGCGAGATACCCAACATTATACCCATTTCCGAGCAATGACAGGTCGGATGTGTGGACATAAGCCCCCCGGTGGACCACCAGCAACGCCGCGCAAGCCACCGCAGTTCGGATGGTGATGCCCTGAATCGCGATGTCAATTGATCCGGTGGCATAGATGCCATAATCAAAACCGGTTGTGACTTCGATGAACGTATCAGCCGCCGTGCCGCCGTTAGACTTGATGACGACCGGCCCTGAAAGCGTGCCAGAATTGTTCTGCGTGCGTGAGCCAGTGTAATGCCCACGGCAAAATAGCACCGCACTGCGCGGCATTAGCGACTTGTCGGAATTTCCCGCGAGGTAGTTCCCGCTATGAACCCCCGGTTCTAACCAGATAACGCATTGCCGCTCAAGAAAGCGTGGTAGGCTGTCATATGCCTTTTGGATGGTCCGAAACGGACTTAGTTCGGTGCCAGCGTTCCCATCATCCCCAATTTCATCATCGGCGCTAACGTAATATTCAACCGATGGTGCCGCCGTGATTGCCGAGAGATATGCTGAATTGGCGGGGTCCAAGTCCTCAATAGTTGAGCCGCCCGCTGTTTTCAGTATCGCGCGGTAACTGGTATCAGCGGGCAAATAGATCGGTGGGAATAGCCCCCCGCTATCCGCCGTGACAGTGCCCCCATGTTCGGTGGTGCACTCATAGTCGGCGTAAGCGGGCGCAGACGTGAGGCTCCCCGCAAGGTAGAATGATATCACCGCCCCAGAAAGGGGGGCCGCATTCGCGTTGGTCGCGCGAGGGGAAATGGTGAACAATTCAGCGGCCATGTGTAACTTTCAAAAAATAACAACCGCAATGTTACTCGCGTGTTATAAGGCGGGATGCGTATTATCCGGGCTTTGTGGCCCCTCTGGTTTGTCTTGTGTCTAGCGTGCGGGTGGTTGCCCATTCTGGTTTTGCTGTGCGGGATGCGCGGCTGCATTGGTTACGGTCGCGCCGTTGTCGTTGGCCCATGACATAATCGTCCGCTCAATTGCGCTCACGTCTGTTGCCAATGCAGGCTCGCGCGCGGCAATTGATCGCAGTCGCCCGAACCATTGATTAATGGCGGCAGGGGATGATGACGGCGGCGCTTGCAACAGCCACTTAGTGATGCGCGGGGACATAAGCGCGCGCGCGGACAATAATTCTGTGCCGGACTTTGCGGCAAGCCCGGCGGTTCCCGCCACGAACGCCCCGCCCGTGCCGCTACTGGCGGCACCCACGCCCGCGCTGCCCAGCAAACTAAATAGCCATTGTTGTGCGTTGCCAGCGACGCCACTCTTACTGGTGCGGCTGTTCATTGACGACATGACCCGATCAACTTCGCGGCCCAACAGTCGGAGGTTTTTCACCGATTGAGCGCCTCCCTCACCGAACAATGTCCGCAAGGTTCCCTCCGACATGCCCGCCGTTTGCGTGTTGAATATCGGGATGGAAAACGCGCTTTCGCCATTACCGCCGCGCCTCCCTAATTCTGCCGCGAACGTAGCTGATACGTCTAGCGCCTCCCCCGGTTCCATTGAGGCATACAGCTGTCGCAATCCCCGCTCATCATTGCGGGTCATTGACCGGACCTGCCTTGCCATCGCCTCCGCAGTTCGGTTCGCGCTACGCTTGCCCAACACCTTTTGCAGGACGCCTCCGATATATTCCATCCGTGCGGAATATGCACGATCTGCTGTATCGAACGCCCGCGCGGCCTCATGCTTGCCTTGTGCGGCAAGCCCTGTGCGGATATCAGCCGCCGCTGTGTCCATGATCCCCAAAACGCGGGCCTCATCTTCGCCAAAGGTTAACTCCCCGCGACTGATCCGCTTACGCAATTGCGTGCGCATCCGGCGCAAGGAGCCTACAGATAAATCTGTGCCCAAATCGGATGCAATACTACGCAGAAACTTAATCTCCTCTTTGTTGGTTGAGGGTGTTTCCGATAGGACGCGGATCATATCGCGGGCGGCATTCGCGCTTTCATAGGGTGTCACGCGGGCGTCTGCCGCCAATTGCTCCGCTCTATCATAGCGCCGCCGTGCGGTTGCCCCAGTGGTCTTAATCGCCCGCAACGCCGCATTCTCGACGCTATCGCCTAGCGCCACATCGTCAAGGGCGCGGCCTCCCCTCCCAAGATTGTTTGTAACGGCGGCTTCGACCTGCCCAGCGACGGCGTTCATCTCGCGCTGAATCGTGGGGCCTCCCACATATGAAGCATCAGCACGTGTTACAGCGTTGTTTGATTGAGGGTTAACCATTGCCCGGTTCACCGTCACATTTTCAGCCAAACCAGCATCGGCAAGAGCATTCGCCCTGCCAGAAATACCGGCCCGATCAGCGGCGCGGCGCTCCAATCTCTGCGAGAGAGTATTGGCCGCGCGCGAGCCTGCATATTGCAGCGCGCCGCCCAGTGCTGCACCGCCAGCCGCGCCGAGTGCCGCGCCGCCAAGACTCCCGCCTGCACCCTCCCCGCTGTTAAAGCCCGTAATGCCGCCCTCAAGCGCACCAATACGCGCCGCGCCGGACGCGGTTCTTACCCCGCCAGCTTCCATGCCAAGACCGCCAGTGGCAAGACCGCCAACCATGTTGCCGCCAAGCGTAGCCCACGGATGGGCATCCGTGGCCCGTTCGCTCATCCGCCGCTGGATATCTCTTTCGCGCTGATATCCATCGACCATATTACCCCCGTTTAACAGAGCGGAGATTGCCCCATCGCGGCCAATGACGCCGCCTAGTTCGTCTGCACCGCCAAGCGTTGATCCTTGCACCGCCCCAGCGCCGAATGCGTCTCCTTGGCTTTCAGGGTTAAGCCCGCGCTGTTCAATCGCTGCGTCCAGTTCCGCATTGCGCGCGGCTTCGGCGTCAGCCGTGTTGATATTCCTCCAGCGAGTGCCGGCGGCAGTCGACTTCAAACGGTCGACTGCCGCCTGATAACCTATGACAGGTCCATTGATCCCGTTGGCTTCATACCAGCGGCGCATTCCTTCGGGGGTTAACCCATCGTTGCCGCTATTGGCTGTGTAGAACCCAACAATTAGGTCCTCGTCGTCACCATCCAAGCCATAAGTTTCTCGCATGTATTGCGCGCGATCAAACCCACGGTCCTGCGAACCATCCATGCCGAACTGGATACCGTTGGCATATATTTCTCGCTGCGTGGGCGCGCGTGTGCCGCCACCGGGAGGCGAACCGCCGCCAGGGGGTGTTTGCATGCCCGCAACTGGCGCATCATCGCGGCGCGGGAACGGCACGTCATTTCGGGAACGGCGTCCAGCGGCCACCTCTAGCGCGTTATATTCCGCTTGCGAACTCTCACGCAGTCTGCCTGCTGATTGCTCAAGCCCTGCGATGGCCCGTGCGCGGGCTTGGCGCTTTTGTTCAATAACCTCCTCACCCTCGCCGGGCATGGGGAAGTAAATACGGCGCTGGCGCTCCAATTCATCCGGGGGTATGGCCGCGCCAGAATCTTGGCGGAGTGTTGCCGCGATAAATTCATTCTGCGCCGATTGTGCCACCTGCCGTTCCGGGCTGTTACCGACGGGCCATTCGGTAAATTGGTTTTGCAGGTCCGGCGCGTTGTTTTCGAGCGCCTGCCCGATATAGGACCGCGCGCCAACGCCGGTGCGGTCATAGGTATCAGCCGCGCCATAAGCGCGGATAAGGAAAGCGCCCGATTTCCGTTCGCCTTCGGTTGCATCAAAACCCTGCGATTCGCGGTTTAGTGTGCGCGCCTCGTCACGCTCTGAAATTCCCAAACGGCGGGACGCAATATCGTTCGATGTTACGCGCTGCGCAGTCGCATCCGCCGCCGCACGGTCGGCACGCGCCGCAGACGCATCAGCGCGTGCGTCATCTGGGTTAACGCCCGAATAGACCGGCGTGGCTTGTGCCGATGGCTGACCATATTTAGCAAAGGGGTTGTCGGGCATATCAGCGTGGCTCCATATGGACGTGATCGCTCTCTAGGATCACCTGCAAATGCGGGTTGGCGGCGCGCAACTGGCGCGCGTATTCAGCAAGGCTCATCCCGCGCGGGGGCACGCTGTCACGCGCCAACGGGTTGCCCTGCGCATCGCGGCGCGTGTGATAGCTGTTGGCAACCCCGCCGACCTCACGGTTATGTTCCGGCGTCCGGTATCCGCTTGTCACACGCTCACCATCAACGCCCCGGAAAGCCGCCACCGGCATTGCTACCGGCACCTCCCATCACTCTGGCGCTCGCACCCAGCCCGAATACCTCATCGAATTGAGCCGCCGTTCCTTCGCCGCGCAGAAAGGCTTCGATGGCATCTTGCGGGATATCGCTCGGTCCGGGTGCTTTTTCTGGCGACGCGCCGCCAGGCCCATTCCCCGGCAGCACAAGGTCTGTGGTTTCGCCGGTAATCGGGTTGCGCGAGATAACGCGCCCGCCCGGCTCAACCGGCGTTGCTTGCGACAATGCGCGCCCCATCGCCGCAATGAACATGGGGTCGTCTACACTACGGTTTGCCGTTGGAAGCGCGGCCATAACATTTTGCGCCACAGTCGTTAATTCTTGCGGCGGCATAGTGTGCATAGCGTTCGCTATTTGCCGCGTGCTATCGCGCCATGCCGGATCGAACGTCTGCGGGACGCGGCTAACGTCAAACCCATATTGCTGGGCCTGTTGAACAGCCCGGTCCCAACCCGCCTCATCGGTTGCAGAATCCAATAGGCGGATCATAACCGGCAATTGCTCGCGCGACTGCGTCTGTTGCTGTTGGTCCTGCTGATCGAACCGCCCGCGTTCTTGTATCGCCGCTTCCGGCTGATACTGCGCCAGCGCGCCCAAGCCTTCACGGGTGGGGTTCGCAGCATAGGTGGAAAGCGCATTGCGGCGCTGTGCTTCCTCCCGCTGTTGCATCATGCCCGAAAATGCAGCCCCCGCCCGCAGGCCGTTAGAGAGCGCGTTCTGAAAGCCGCTCTGCCCGTTTTGCAGCAGCCCAAAGTTGATTTCCGACATCAGAACATACCTCCCAGACCGGGCAACATGCCTTGCAGCGCCCCGCCATAACTAGCCAGCCCGTTCGCAAGCGGGTTTTGCCGCGCAAGCAAGGCATTCGCCGCCCCCTGTGCGCCAAGGTTGTTGTTCGCGCTCACTGTGTTGGTGTAGTTCTGGCTAACGCCAGCCAGTGCCGACGCACCAGAAAGACCCAACGCCTGCTGATTTCCGAGCATGTTGTTATATTCCTGCCGGTAGCCGCTTTGCAGGTTCTGCTTGAACCGTTCGCCCTCTTGCAGTGCCGCACCCGATTGCAGCCATCCGCCGCCGGATGCTTGGCTAGAAAGCGTATCCATGCCCTGCTGTTGCTGGAACCCATAATCGCTGTTGTTGATGAAATTCTGGAACGCCCCCCTGTAAGCGCCCTGATCGCCATACCCCAACGCGCCTTGCATCAGGCTAAGCGGCTGCGTCCCCGCGTTCATATACGGGGTGAGATTGGCCTGATTGGTGTTGAATATGCCCTGCGCAAGGGCATTGTTCGCCGTGTTGTTCTGGGTCGCGATTTCGCCCGCCTTCGCCGCCTGCTTGTTCTGCGACTTGGCGTTGATGATCGAACCGATGGTGCTGAACAAAGCCATCCTATAAACCCTTCATGTAAATGCGCTCGGACGGCGAATATCCCAGCCGCTCGTAAAGCTGGCCTACATCGCTGTTCACTACCTTAATCGGAGCGAACATGCCACAAATAACAGCCCCCTTAGCCTTGGCCCACGATTCCCCCCGCTTGAGCATCCGCACACCCCCGCCGCGTTCCGCGCGCCAGAAAACTTCCTTGAAAACGAGCATATTCTTGTTGAACTCATGCGGGAAAACAAACCCGCCGAACATGCCCCCGTCCGTCACCAGACAAATACCGTTGTCGTCCTCGATCAGAAAAACGAGCATCGCGGTTACGCTGTCCGCGTCCCATTCAACCCAATCGGTCACGCCCGCGTCATCCGCGAACCGCTCGCCCAATTCCAGCATTGCTGGAATATCTGCTAGGGTGGCCTCCCGGATCATCAGTAGCTGTAATATGGGGGGATATACCCCGGTGGATAATAGCCATAACCATTCTCTGACCCCGTCACCGGGATTTGCACCCCGCCAATCGTGTGAATAGCACCTTCCTGCGCAATAGTCCCGGTAGTGCCTAGGAACGTCACCGTGCCGCCTGCACGGGTTGCGTCGCTGTAATAGACGTTCACATAGTCCCCGGATGCAAACCCGCTTACCGTGCCACCAGTAATCGCCACAGTGCCGCCTGAACCGCCGTAAACACGGTTGTGGCCTGTTATGGTGATTACGCCCGTCGATGCCGCCGAAAGCACAACAGGCGGGTTAAGGCTGCTGTTCGATAGCTCCTGTGCCGATGTTAAATCGGTCGCCGCCGACTGAGCAGCGTCCGCCGCTGCGTTGGCGTTATCCGCCGCCGTTTGCGCCGCTAGGATCGCGTCGATTTGTTCCTGTTGCAGCGCGTCAACCGCTTCCGATTTCTCGCACAGGCTTTGCCAGATCGCCATAAAACGAAGTGTAGGCGTGCCGTCCTTGTTGATGAGCTGGTCGAATGCAACAAGCCGGTCGAGATAGGCATTACTCGCCATTACCGCCCACCCCACTGTTCATTGATAAAGCAAGACGATACCCGCAGCGGAACTGGCGCGGTCAACGTGAACTCTGCCAAGAAACCGGGGCTGGTCGATTGTCCCAGCCCGCGCCATTGCACCATCTGCCGGTAATCCCCCTGCGTGCCCAAACTCGCCGCGCGAGGGTTGCCCCAAGTCTGGCCCGCGTTGCGCGAGACCCGCATTTCAATGGCTGGCTCGGCATAATCGCCGGTCAAATAGGGCGTCTGGCCTACATTCACCCGCAAGCCCACATTGTTGATAACAAGCCCGCCGCTGTTTTGCGCGAAGCCCGCGTTGAACTGGCGGCGCAATATTCCCACGGTCGCCAACGCATCGCTGTAACCATCCGCCCATGCCAGCGTTTTACCGTCCACCGCCGAACCAAACACACCGTCAGCCCAGCACTGCGCCGCCCAATTGGCACGCCCAAACGTGCCCCATTCCGCCCATGTATTCGTTCGCGGGTTCCACGCCTGCGTTTCACCATCCAGCCGCAACGCAAGAAACTCCGTGCCCCCATCCAAGAACGAAAATAGCGACCACGACGCCGATGTTTCGATCTTGGCTTCAAGCCCTGCGTTGCTGATGACTTGGCCTTGCGCCCCGTAGATAATCCGGTTTTTGCTGGTGACGGCGGCAAACGTCTCGCCGATCGCCGCTGCGCATCCCGTGGCCTTCAAGCCCTCCTCGATAACCATGTTTTGCAGAGGCTTGATCGGCAAATCACTATTGCCAGTCTGTGCCCAAAACTCGATACTTTCCTTACCGAACAGCATCGCCATGCCGTCGATCCACAAGCCCTGCAAAAGCCTATCAGGGAAGCTTTCAGCCGTGGCGAAGTCCAGTGCCTCGATATCGGCCTCTAGCGAATCCGTCCAATACAGCTTACCCGTGTCAGCCCGGATCGTCCAAAACCGCGAACCGCCTGTAAAAACATGCACCACATTGGCGCTATCGGGGAAGGCCACCACCGCCAAGGTTGTGCCGTTCCAATAATGCAGGCTGGCCCCCGCTGCGATCATCAGGCCGATTTCATTGCCCGCCATCGACACAAAGCCGCTACCGGTAATCGTGCCTAGTGAGGTCGTCCCGTTATACAGCGCCGCGCCGCTAACCCCGAACAATGCCGTTGACAACACCAAGTCGCGCCGAAACAGCGCCCGCACCGGCCCCGCGCCCATGCTGGCGCTACGGTCGGCAAGCCCCCGCCGAGATTGCAGGATTACCCCGCCTTCCTCGGTAGGGCTTTCCTCGGCAAACATATTCTCAACCCGGAACGGCGGCAAATTGCCTTCGCTGCGTTCATAACTGGACCGGGCAAGGGTGATCGTGCCCATTTACCATGCGCCCATGAAATAGGACGCGGGCCGGTATGTATCCATCATCTTGCGCTCTAGCATTTGCGCCCGCGCCACCAATTCCGGCACGCCGTCAACCCGGTATCGGCCCATCAGCCGCAATGCCAAGTTGGTCACCACGGTTTCCACCAATTCTTCCGGCACGTCGACCGTTTCGGAAAGGTCTGTTACCGTATCAATCTTGCGGTCAATATCCAGCTTCACCGTTGCCGCAGCCGCTGGCACAGGCCACACGCGCATAACCAATGCCGTGCCGGTCCGCTCGATAATGAATGCCGTAGATGCCCCCACCGCCGCCTTGTTGGGCAATATCCGGTATTCGTCCCGCTCATAGCGCACCATCTGGCGCTCGTTTGTGGCGCTGTTCACAAACCGCGCGCCGTTTACCTCACGCACATAGGTAGGCAAGGTGACATTCGCCGTCGCCGCCGCAATGGCTTGGCTAATCGTTTCCTGCTTCCATGTAACTCCGTCCATTTGCCATGTTTTCATCATGGAATTGAGCGCCCGCAAAGCCCCGTTTGCGGCATCGACATCCACGGCCTCGCCCATGCCGAATACCGCCAATTCGTCTGCCAGCGCTTGCGTGATAATATCGCGCGCGGTCAACGTGAATGCTGTGGTTCCGCTCGTGGTCATAGATCACCCGGCGTGGTGGTGTTCGGGCTGTCATTGGTCTGGTTGTCAGGCCGCGCATTCGGCAGGTCCACACCCTCAGCACGGACAATGGGCGGCGTAAGTTGCGCGGGCTTTTCGTCAAAATCCTTCGCGCAAACCATCAGTCCGGTCCATTCCTTGCGCAGTGATTTCAGCGGATATTCAAAACCACACCGATCACAAATAGCTTTCGTGCCGCCAGGTGAATACATCGCTTGCCCTAGCTTGAAAAAATGGCCCCGCCTTTTCATGGGCGCGGGGCTTTCCCATTAATTCAAGAGTCTATGCTCCGGCAGAACCGAGAATGCCCCGGAAATCAGCCCAACCCGGAACGTAACGTTCCGTGGCCTTCGCCTTCGCGTTTTCGGTGTCGAAGTCGTTGTCCTGCTTGAATTCCAGCGCGCGCCGCTGGAACGACATCAGCCCGTAAGGCAAATCAGTCGTCAGGAACCAGGCATCGGCATCCGTCAGATACGGGTCCATCACGATCTGATCCACCACACCCGCAACCTTGAGCGCGTTGATGTTGTTCGTATTGGTCGTATCGGTCGAGACACCGCTTTGCAGCGTGCTTTCCAAGATGCGCTTCGCATTCGCCCATTCCGAAGGGTGAATGATAAGCGTCTTGGGCTTCGCACCAACCTTGATACCGCGCGAATTCTCCAGCAGCATCACACGGGTGGCAGCAGCTTCCAGTGCAGCTTCGGAAAGGTCCGCAGCGGTCAACAGGTTCGACTGGTTGACGCCGGTAGCAGCGGGGTGAGCCGCCGAAAACAGCGCCACGCCATCGCCGCCGACATACGAACTGGAAAAGCCCCGGTTCAGGATATTGGCGTGGACAATGCACTTGGTTGCATTCATCGAACGGGCCAATTCAAACGACCGGCGCTCGGCCAATTGCTTGTATTGGTTGTCCTCGGTAGCTTCGCGCGTCACGATATAGCCGAGGCCATAGGTCTTGTTTGTGAAGCGGGTCTTACTGCCTTCGCCGTCCGAATCATACTGGATCGAAGAACCTTCGGACTTCTCGTAGGCAAGGCCGAAACCGTAAGCTTCCGAGACTTCCTCAAAGGACTTGTCGCTTGTTTCCATCTGGAAATAAGCCTCATAGGCCTTGGGCATGTCCTTGTAGTTCTTGCCGAACCAAGCATAAATCCCCGGCCATAGCGCCGAGGGGTGAGCAGAGCGTGTGGTAACCATTTCTCAGTCCTCCCTATTAGACGCCGGTGGTGCCAGCGGCGGGGGTTTCAGTTGCTTCGATAATCGAAACCAACCATGCGGTCGTGACCGTGCCCAGCGCGTTGCTGACACGGGGCGAAACACCCCATACCCGGACGCCGTTGGTGGTCGTGGCGGCGGTCGAACTGTCCAGCATATAGCCGGACTTCTTGGTGTAGGTGTTACCTGTGCCACCAATCAAATCGACATTGAGGCCGATGCTGGTGGTAGCCAAGAAGCCGCCAACGCCGTCCTCGTTTGCTTCAAACAGCAGCGCCGGGTCGTCCGCCACAAGCAGAAAATCCGCCGTGGAAGCCGTCCGATAGCCGCGATTGATGGCCGTGGTGGAACCACCTGCCGCAAGCGGTGCCGAGCCAAAACCCACCACCACGCCGGTGATGCGGTCGCCAGCAGCAGCAAGGTTCACACCGGGAACGCCGTCCACATCGCCGGTGCCGGAGATAATGACGGGATCGCCGATAAAGATGTTGTTCGTTTCGCCAGCCGCCACAGAATAGCGGTTGTTCGCCCCGTTATAGGGTGCCCCGCTTTTGTAACGGACGGGATTAAGTCCAAAGGGCATGAAAGCCTCCTATAGTTTGTTGCCGGGGACGGAATACATATCCGCGCCCTGTTGCAGTGCCCGTTCGGCGGTCGGACGCGCCAGCGCATCCTGTTCCAGTGACTTCAGAGCGGTCATTTTTTCAGCCCGATCTGCCGCCATGAATGCCTTTGGTTTCATAAGCAGGTGCTGCTTCATCGCACCGCCCGAACGTGCAGGCCCGCCGTGAATTTCCGTAACGCCGGGGACAATGTCCCAATCGTCGCTTTGGGTAAGCTGCTGTATCCGGCCATCGTCATCGCGCCCCCACCGAAACTCCATATCGGGGTATGCTGCTTTGATGGATTCTGGGATGGCCAGCTTATCGGCTGTGCCACCAACTCTGCGGCGGCGCTCGGCTTGCGTCACTTCGGCCCTTGGGGGTCGTCCCGGACGCCGGGTTGCTACTTCAACAGTCTCTGTAAACTGAAAATCGGTCATATTCAAGCCTCCTGCTCGAAATAGGTTTTCGCGTATTCATCGCGCTTGCAAATACCGCGCGCCTCGTATTCCAAAGCCGCCTTTTGCGCCTCCGCTGGCATGGCCCCGAATGTCTTTGTGGCGGGTTGGCCTCCCCGTGCACCGGGCTGGTTAAGCGGGGCGGCGCGGGCACGCGGCTTGTTTTCAGGATACAGTTCGGGAAAAAGCTGTTTGGCCTCGCGCTCGACAATCGCCAATTGCCGCGCGGTGCCCAAACCCTGATTTGCCAGTTCGTTCGTGCGGTTAATAGCCCACCCGGTCGCCTCTTGGTCCTTGTCGAACCAATCGTTGCGCGCCATGAAATCTTGCGTTTCCGGCGGCACAAAAGGCGCTGCCTTGGGCAGTTCCGCAAGTTCCTTATCGGCCCGGTTGAATTTGACCGCGTCGCCCGTATCGAAGGCCTCGGCACGTTCGTCCAAAAGCTTTTGCCGCGCATCGCTAACCGCGCGCTCGGTAATCTGCGCGCTGGTGCGGGCCACATGCGAAAGCTGATCCTCCACGCCCTTGAGCCGGTTCGCCAGCTTGTGGTTCACATCGACCGTGGCCTTCACGAATTCATGCGCGGGCTTCCACTTGGCCGGATCGCCGCGATATTCTTCTTGCGGTAGCCAGCGCATCTCGCGCGCCAATTCTTCCACCGTGGGCGGCGCTACGGGTTCAGCCTGTGTTTTCTCGACCGGGGATTCATTGGCGACCACTTCGGTTGCGACTTCGCTTTCCAATTCCATCGGAACTCTTCCTTTCATCGGCCCATTCGGCCAAACTCAATACAGCGCCGCGATGTTCGTTGCGGTCGTGCCTGTCGCCTTCACCTGCAAAACCTTCACCGGAAAAATGCCCGCAGGGACGCCCGTGAACGTAACCGAACGCCCGCTGCGCATTACGACCGCGACATCACCCGTCACGCCGATATGCAAGGCGCGGCAATAGCCGTCAGCAAGGGCCACCGTGTCGCTAGGCGTAACCGAAACAGCATCATCTGCACCGGAAGTATTAGGCGTTGCCATGGAAAATTCCTTTCAAGTCACTATCCGCGATAATGCGGTATTTCTTGCCATCTTGGCCCTCAAACTCGGTTCCCGCATAACGCTGGAACAGCACAACTTCGCCAACATCGGGGACAGGAGCGCCGCCCCAATCGCCGCCGCAAAAAGCCATATCGGACTTCGCCACGAGCCGCCCCTTTTCGGACGCGCCGTTTTCCCGTTCGATATGCCTGCCCGGCAGGATAATCCCGCCAAGCGTTACCTCTTCCACCACGTCTAGCGCCACCAGCACGTTATAACCCATCGGGGCTAACCCCGGCGCGCAATCGTCAATCTTCGGTATCATCGATAGCCTTCCAGTCTTCAAATGAACAATCCGGGATCGCCAAATAGCAATCCGCCCTAACCCGCGCTTCGTTGAGCAATAACGGGTCCAAGTTGCCGCCCCATGCCAGCGCCAGCCATTCTGCCTGTTGCCGCGCCGCCGCCTTGCGCATGCACGCGATCACCCATTCGGTGACAGGCCCCGCCAGCCATTCCTTGAAGTCGGCCTCGTCAGGCTGCACCGATCCGCGCTCCCTTGTCGAAGGCGTCAATCAACGTCCGGCTATGCTCTATTTCCAGCTTGGCCGCGTCAACCGCGCTATCCCGCTGCAACCGGGCCTCATCAAGTTGCACCGTCTGCCCCGTAGCCTGCGCATTGGCCATGTCGCGGGCCGCACGGGCCTCCACAGCCTTGATATCCGCTTGCCCCTTGGCGAGCTGCATTTGCTGAGCCACCTGCCCCATCGGGTCCGGCGGGGGCAATAGTTTGTCGATATCCTCGATATCCGCCGCCTCGTATGCGCGCCGCAATGCCTCGCGCCCATCACCGCCAACCGCCGCTAGTTGTTCAGCGGTGGAAAGCAGAAACTGCGCCCGCGCCATCTTTTGCATTTTAGTCACATTGGACGGGTCCGATACAGGCCGGATATCCATATCCGCGCCGTTGAAATCCGCCGCAAAATCCGCCGCCGGATCGTCCAGCAATTCGATATAATCCGCCTGCATTTGCTCATCGCCGTGGTCCGCCATATTGCGGAATAGCAGCGTGAATTCGGACTTCATACCGCGATACACCCGCTTGTAGATCGCCGTGAACACCTGCAAACCCTGTTCGATAAGCGCCAGCGTGGTGCCAACCTGCCCGGTGTTTGAAGCGTCCCCCGTCATAACATCCTTGATCGAAGCGATTTCTTTCGCTGCCCCAAGGATCAATTCCAGCAGGTTGAACATCACCGGCGACATATTTGGGAACGTGCGGTCAACAATTCCCTCGCGCAAGGCCGAACCGGAAACGCCGATGGTCTTGTATTCGCCGGGCCGGAACCGCAGCGCCGATGATTGGCCCTGCCCCTGAATCCGCAAGCCGCTGGCGATAAAGCCCCCGCCCGCCGTCGCCGCCGTATTGGCATCGATCATCTGGTTGATAATCGTGTTCACCACCGCCCCATATTGGTCCAGCAAATGGCCCAGCCCGATGTTGTAAAACTTGCCTTCCGGGTGCGGTAGAAACTCATATTTGACGTAGAATTGACGCCGCTCGATATAGGCCAGCCGCCCGCCGACAAGCTTAACGTCCTCCGGCCCGAAATCCGGCACCACGCGCAAAATCTGCTTCGACTTGTAATCGACCGTCACGATATAAGGTTCGGGAATACCGTCCCCGTCCATATCGTAATGGCATTGCTGTTCAATCAGTGTGCGGGCCTCGCGTTCGGTTTCATCCAGCACGATCCCGCGATATTTGCCCACCGCAATATCGCGCCGGATATGGATGGGATAAACCCCGTCGATTTCCTCAGTGATCTGCGGCGCGGTCGCCAGCGTGGTCGCGTCGTTATTCACCACCAGTTTAAGCGCGGGCACAAACCGCGAATTGTGTTTAACCCCGTCGAACCACACCTTGCGGAACGCCACGCCAACGGCGGCGACCTGCGAAAGCATCGCATCGGTTTCGCCTTCCCAATCGTCCATCCGATAGAAAAGCTGGTAGTTCATGTAATTAGACACACGGCCGGCACGCTTAGTCTTGGCCCCCGGTGCGCGTTTCCATACCGGCTCGGGTTGTGCGCCTTGTGGAAGCGGCATAAGCCCCTGCGGCGTCATCACCGCCATACCTTGCGGGGTTTGACCTACCGGCATCCCCTGCAATTGCATCATCGGCTGACCGTCTGGCCCGGTTTGCGGTAGGCCATCATCCGCGCCGATCACCTTGATGCTAACCGCCTCATCGCCCTTTACAATGGCCGGGTATGCGCGGGCGTTGAACTGCATCACCGCGTAGCCTAGCAGAGGATAGTGGACGTTGGCCGCGCCTTCCCAAGGAGTGTTTTTTTGAGGGTAATCCCCCTGCGCCATATCCTTCAAGGCGCGGAGGGACACCGTTTCCCAGTCAACCCGGCTTTGCTTGTCGCGGTCGTAATTCTCGATAACCTCGGCACATAACTTGCCCAGATCACCTTCGCGGATCATATCGGATATGTCGGCCTCGGCCTCAGCATATCGCAACAGCATCGCCACTGCATCCAGCGGGCCGGTTGGGGTTTCGGCGGGGTCTTCCATATCCATCCTAATACCCCGTCACACTGTTTCGCCCATAGGTCGTGTCGTCGTAAACATCATCGTCGTTATCCGGCTGCTCATAAGCCACCGCACAAAGCCCGAACGCATCCGCCGCATGGCTCGATCTGTCATGCGCCGGTCCTAGCCCGATCCCTCGTATCACATCTCGCTTTTCATGATAAGCCCCGATCGATGCAAGCCCCCCGGCACAGCGAGCCTCGTCAAAATACATCGATACAAACAACCGGCGGGCGGCATGAACGCGCAACATCGCGGCACCCCGGCCTTGGTTGCGAACGACGCGAACGTCGAAACCCGCCTGTTGCAATGCGCTTTCGTAGCTCACGGCATAGACCTTGTCAGACTGCACCCCATCATGCGGCAGGACACAAATAGCCCGCCCGTAGCCGTTCTCGCGCATCCACATGACATGCGCCGCCAAGGGTTGGCCCTGCGCCTCGTAGTAATCGAGAAACCGGATATGCGTGCCGATCCACTGGGCCACCCAGATTGAGCAGGCATCGGCATTTTGCCCTGTGCCGCCGATATCCCAGAAGGTCAGGTAGCGCATGAGAGGATCGGCGGCGACTTCACCTATCCTGCCCTCTTGGCGGGCGCGGGTTAGATCGCTGGCGTAGTATGCACCCTCGATGACCTTGGCAAAGCCGCCCTCCCAAATGTGATTATATTGGTCCGGGCGTTCGATCATATCGCGCTGGCGCTGGCGCTCCAGGATGGATGGAAACCACGGGTTGCCCGAATAGTTGATTTCCGCAACCCGGTAACGCGGATCGCTGGATTGTCGGAAGCGCTTATGCGTGGCGCTATGTTCGCTTTCCGGGTTCCACGTCACCCACAATTCGCTGTCTTCCTCGCGCAACGTGGGGATAAGCTTTGTCCAAGCGCTGTCCGATACCGGCTCGGCCTCGTCAACCCAGCACAGCAGGATCCGGGTTTTTGACTTCAGGCTGTTGAGGTTGCGCTCAAGCCCCGCGAATTTGTAAGAAACGCGCCCGCATTTCGTGCGGATATATTTCTCGCCGATTTCGAAATGGTTCACCAGATACTCATTGCCGGTTATTGCCGCCTTCACTTCTTCGAGCGAGGAATCATCCAGCGAGTTCATGAACTGGCGAGCGCATAGGATAATCCCCTCGCGCCCTTGTTGTGCCCAGATATGCGCGCGAACGGCAGTCATGAGCGCGAATGAACGGGTCTTGCCACTACCCCGCCCGCCATATGAAGCGCGAACATCGGCCTCACCCAGGAACAGCCCTTGCAGCGCAGCGGGGAGTTTTATGTCAACCTTCACCCGGCACCACGCCGATTAGCTCGATACGGTTGGCGATTTCGATAGCCCCGCCGTCTTTGCCGGTGTGTTCGGTTTGCACGGGTATCAACCGCGCGGCAAGCTTGTAAAACTCGGTTGGATTTTCATGCGCCCACCCGAAAAAGTGCCCATGCGTTGCCCCAGTCTCGCTTTGCAAGTCGTTATAGACGCACATGATTGCGTCTTTGATCGCCGCCGTGGTCTTGTTGGGCGTGCCCGCTACCCGCCCGCCTGTCTTAACGCCTTTGGGCACCTAGTTTTTCCTACTCTAGATCGTAAAAATCGATCAATCCGCGCCTACTTATCGAAAAACATGCACGAAGGCAACCTAAGCCCCGTAGAGCGTCAACAATGCGATTTAGCCGCCCCGCGTTGCCAAAACCCCGTTTGCGGGCTGTGCGGGCTTGTGGTGGGCGTGGCGGGGCAATTCAAGGGCGCGCCGCCATGTATCCAAATCCCAGCCAAACAGCATCCACTTGTGCGGATTCGCCATCATGCGTTTCCTATTCCGCTATACCCAATGCCGCGACCACCAGCCTTACCAGCCCCGCCTGCGCCTTTAGCTCTGCTCTTGCCTAACCCGGCTTCGCGGTATGCGATCACTCCGGCGTCATGTTTTGACATACCCTGCTCCCTCAGTTGCTGAATACGGGCCACAACGTGCTGCCTACCTTTCTTCGCCATCATCGTCTCCCTTGTGTAATTTCGTTTGCGGTCGGCATCATCCACACCGCGACTTGCCAGCCATCGGCGGGGTGGTTGACCCGGAACAAGCCGCGTTCTCTATCCCATGCCAGCTTGCCCTTTTTGGCGATGTATTCGGTTAACGCCTGTCCGAACGCAGTTGCGACCGTTTCGTGCTGCGCGCGGTTGATCGCTTTGCCGAGAAAACTCATCATCGCCTCCCTGCTAGTTTGCGCCATGCTTTGACGTAGTCTGTGCGGATATTCAAAACGGTATTTGACATAGTTCGTCATCGATAAGCTGGCGCACCTTCACTGGGGTTCGTAGTTGCAATATCTCGCAATCAGGAAAGGCGTTCTTTGCCTCGAACACGCCGGGGAATTGCGCGCGGGTCGCGTCAATGGCCTGCGCCACTTCATCGAGTGACCAGACCAGCGCGGGCGGTGTGCGTTCAAGCTGCGCCATTTCGGCCCGTGCCCTAACCAGTGTGATCGGCGTGCCGTCCGCAAGTTCGAACTCCCAAACGCCGGGGGGTGCGGGCGACTTGCCATTTGCCAGCGCTATTTCCTCCAGTTTGTCGAATGCGCGGATCATGGCCTCGCCATGTTGCCGGACTGGCGCAAGCATGGCCTCAGTAGGATCGCATCCGCATTCCCAGCATGCGCCAACCCACTTGCGTTGCTGCGACTTGAACCGTTCGGTCCATTCAATCGGCACAATGTGCGGGAGCCTGTTGAAGCCCCAACGGCGGTTGCTTTCGCGGGCATGTTCATCAACCGTGCGAACGATATCAGCCATCCGCTCATAAACTTGGCGCTGCGTCAGCGGCGGTTGCTGGATAGCCGGGCCGGTCATGCCGCGCCACCAAAAACTTGAGCGTAGCGGAGCCGCCCCGCCGCGCCAGCGGCGGGGGGCGCTCCGCGTAGCGCGCCCTTTATATATAACGTAGTTATATATAGGGGTTCCGCAAAAAAGTGCCTCCGCAATGTTTTCAATGACTTACAAGGCACCTTCCGCACCTTCCGCAACGCTTCCGCAATGTTTGTTTTCAATGACTTAGCTGGCACGTTCCGCACGCTTCCGCAAGCCTCCGCACGGGTATTTTCAGACGATTGCATTGATCACCTTTAGCCCTTTCTGTTTGGTATTCTTGTTCACGATCTCAGTTCCGAGGCAGTCATTTTCCAGCCAGCCAGCGACCAGTTCGGCCCATTGCCCCGGATCCCCGCCCAGCTTGCTTGCCAATATCCGAGGTGCGTAACGGCCATCTCTGGTGGTCTCGATCCGGTGCGAAAGTGGCCTGCCATCACCCCACGCATCAGCTAAAATGCCGAACGCTTTTGCAATTTGATCGCGGGTTATCGCGGCCCTTTCTGGCATCTCTTGTGATGCTGATTTTTTGGGCACCAAGGTGGTTTGCTCTGGTTCAAAGCCCTTGGCCCAAGCCACGGTTTCCATGGTGAACATCATTGGCGCGGCCTCCTCCGCATCTTTTTGCTTTTCCGTTTTCAGCGTCACCAGCGTTGCCGACTTACTAACCTGGATCGAAGCATCGCAGGCCCCCAGCAGCACCGTGCTGCCACGCATCCCCCGGTCTTTATCCTTGCCGCTGTGATGCACGCCAATGACCGCACCGCCCGCGTGCAAGCGCACCTGATCGCAGGCAGCAACAAACGCGCCCATAGCTTCCTGCCCGTTTTCATCGGAACCGGCCAATGCGCGGCTCACGGTGTCAATCACGATCAAGCCAATGGCGAACCCCGCCCGTTCCATGGCCGCGTCAATAGTGCGTAGCAGCTTGTTGCGCTGCTTATCATCCAGCAGGTGCACGGCCACGGGCAACACCAGAAACGGCGCTTCAATGCCCTCCATCTTGTGATGCCTACGCCAGCCCTGCACACGCTTTCCAAGCCCGTGCACGCCCTCCCCGGCGATATACAGCACCCCGGTAGCCTTGGCCTCTGTGCCGTGCCAATCCATGCCATGTGCAAGCCGTAGGGCCATATCGATGGCGATGAACGATTTGCCCGCGCCCGGATCACCATACAGCACGGTCAAGCCTTGCTGCGCTATCGTGTCCTTAACCAGCCACTCAGGCGGCGGCATGGCTTCGAGTTCGTCAATATCGAACATCTGAAAGATGCTGTCACCCGGTTCGCGTTTGGCTTCCTCGGCCTCCACCGGGTCACCTTCCGGCTCCGGCATATCATATTTGGTGCGCGCACCGTTCAATGCTACCCGCATATCCCGCTGCGTTTGCGCCACGGTGTAACCCGGCAAAGTGATATGTTCGGCTAGTGCCATGATCTCGGCACTGGTGCGGCCCTTGCCCGCAAGGTGCGCAACTAGCCGGATCATGCTGTTGTGCCATTCTTGCCCGCTACGGCAGGCGTCCAACAGGTCTTGCACACTGGTGCTGCGCATCGCATGCAACGTGTTCTGCCCAGCCTGTAGCGGCTGCGCTGGTGCGTTGTCGTAAAGTGGCGCGGGGGTGGCGGGCAAAGGAAACGCACCCGCCACTTGTTCCGGCGTTACCGTCTCGCGTTCATCATCAAAGGTGGTCTTGAGCGTGACCACCTCAACGCCGTAACCGCGCTGCAACTTGTGCTGTGGCGGGAAGTTGACCGTGCCCGCAAGCCGCATTATCCGCGAGGGGTTGATTACCGCGTCCCCGCCAAGTGCAGCTGCGATCCCGCGCTGGCGTTCGGTCCATGCGGCAAGGTTGGTGACTGGTTCCTCTAGCAGCCAATACAGGTGCGGGCGGCGGTGCGGGGTGGTCCCGGTGTTGATCGAATAGAACACTGGCAGCGTGCGCAGTTTCGCGCCAAGCCCGTCCAGGCTCTCCGCTTTATCAATATCTGCAAACTGCCAGACCGCCAGTTCCACGTCCGTATCAGAGGCGGACCCGCGCAAGTCCACATTATGCTTGCGCGGGTTGACGCCGACATACACGTTATCGCCAGCACGCGAGCGACCAGCGGCGAACGCGGTTGCATCAGCAATGCCGTCCTTGCGGATGTTGAAATAGGCGGATTTGTTGGGGGTGGGACTGCCGTAGCGCAGTTCGATCAGGCCGCGCGGATAATCCCCCATCAGCGGCGTGAACAGCATATCGAGATGCGCCGTTATGGCGTTCTCATCGGGCTGGATAATGGATTCAAGCACCGATGCCATCGCTTCTCTCTAATTAGGGGATTGGGTGGAAAAGGCCGGGGGCTGTCAGCCACCCGGCCCGGTCCATTGTCATGCGCTTAGAAGTCGGGTTCATCCGCGCCTGCGGTTGCCATAGCGGGTGGCGGCGTATGCGCGGCGGGTTTGGCGGCGGGCGGGGATGCAGCTGGAGACTTGGCAGCGGGCGCGCCAAGTTCGGCAGGGCGGTCTGTCCACGAAACGATCTCAAACACCGGCTGATAATTCGTCCCGTGCTTGCCCACGATCGGCAACACGCCCGAACACTTCACCACCGGGACCTTGCCGGGGTTGGCCGCCTTACCTGCTTCCCAATCGGTATGCAGTGGATTGATTGCATCGATCACCGTTCCGGCGGTTGAAGAAAATTCACGCTTACCCAGCAAATTCTTTTCGCTGAAAACGTCCACCTGAAAACCGCGTTTGTGATTTTCCGAAGGCCGCGCCGCCGCCTCATCAAGCGAAGGGTCAAACGTTTTTTCCGGCGCGCCGCCGGTAGGGAAGTTGAACCAGCCTGTGCGGATGTTATCCATGTCGAAAATCGCGGTCATATTGGTGACCTCGAACTCCGCCGCGCCTTGTTCGTCCTTTTTGGTATACCAGCGACCCGCTTTCGCATTGTATTTCACATACGGGGTGAAATCGCCGCCGCCGGTGTTGCTCGCCATGAATGCCATCGTGCTATTTCCTTATGCTCATTGCCCGCTGATTTGGCCCAGCGGTTGCCTTCGGCCATTATGGCTGATCGGGTTGCGGGGCAGGTTTGCCCCAAATCTCGTGGGCGAGGCGGCGCGCGCTGGCGTCACCCCAATAAAAACTGGTCAGATCAGGAGCGAAGCAGCGGGTCAGCTTTTCGCTATCATCGGAAAGCGACAGCAGCCGCTCCATTGCCTGCGCAATGCGGACAAACTCGGCCATCCGCGCGTCAACATCCTCGACCACGTAAACCGCGATTTTGGCGCTGGATACGTAAGCCATCCGCACTTGGCTGTTGCCGCCTTCGCCAGCGTAGAGCGCGCCTTGGCGTGCATGCGGTTCGCTGATCGCAGAAGGGATGCGCGCCGTGGTTTTAAGGTCCACGATGATACCGTGGCCCGGATACCAGAAATCAAGAAACCCCCAGATCGGCACCGGCACGCCGGGAAGCGTGCGCTCAATCTTGTGTTGGCGGTCTCCATCGGGCGCGGCTGCGGGAATGCCATACCGGCGCAATTCTGCCAACGCATGAACAACAGACGGTGCAATCGCGGCCCGTTCCTTTTCAATCCGGCCATCACCAGACAGGCGGGTTAACGTGTGATATTTGGCCTCGGCAATTTTCTGGCATTCTTCCACCGGCATAGCCGGATCGAACAAGCCAGCTTCCACGCCCGCTTCAATCGCGGTCCCCCGGTGCGCGGCGGGGCCAACACCCGTGCGTTTTTTCATGAGATACGAACACGCCCACATAGCAGGGGCGGCAACGAACAGGTTGACGCTGGACGCGCTCAAATGCGTGATGCCGTGGGTGTGAAAGGCGTTCATACCCCCAACCTCACTTCAACGCGCGGGTCGGCCTTATCGGGCGCGCAAAAATAGAACTGCGGCACGAACCGCTTGTCGTTGACGCCGTAGCCATCGGCTATCCCGTCAAAATATGCCTTCATACGGATCGGGTAGTTAATCCGGTCCCCGCGATCATTCGGCGGATAGAAGGCGACGTGCACCGTTATATCGCCGGTTTCGGGGATGACGTAGGGCGCGGCTTTCGCGGCGTTGCCCGCCCATTCGCGGTGTTTTTTGGTTGCACTCGACTTGGCATAGTGCGACCGGCCATTGGCATGGCCTGCGAGGATCGAAGCGGGGAATGGAAGCCGGATCATGCGGCGGGCCTGACCGCACGGGTTGCCCCCGCTAGCAGTTCATCGGTTGCCGCAAGGCCACACTCAATCAACGCCTGCCAGTGTTCAACCGGGATGCGGTCGCGGTGTATCCATGAGCGGACGGTGTTAACCGGCGATCCGGTTATTTCAGCCGTGCGACCAATGCCGATGGATTGGATGATTTCAGGGTGCGTTCTCATGCGTTGCATTATGCACAATGCAACGCGCATCGGCAAGCGTTATTTGCAGTTACCCGTCCGCATTTTCCACGCAATCCACCTCAAGCATCTCTGCCTGTGCCAGCAACCGTCTAGCCGCAAGGCGCAACGCATCGGGGGTTATTTCATCGGCTTGCACGTCCTCTAACAGCCCCTCGGCAATGCGCTGCACGGCGCGGGCGATCATGCGCCGATCCCCCGCGCCCGCGCCATCTGGGCCAGCTCGCGCGCGTTGTTCGACCTGTTGCGTTCGGTCTTGAGCGCCAGGACAAACCGCGCGTTTACCTTGTCCAACGTTGCAGCCTCTTTCGCCCGGCAATAGCCTTCGTGCGGGCCAAAGGGCGGGATCAAGCGCTTTTTTAAGCTGCGTTCGTGAATGCCGCGAAGGTCACGGATGGCGAACAGTGATGGCGCGGTGTCAAAATGGGCAAAGCACTCGCGCTGCACTCGTTCATCGCAATCGATATACGTCACCAGCACGCGGGCCATATCTGTGCTATGGCGGTAGCCGCCGGGAATATCGGAAGCGATCACGGCCACACCGCCCAAATGATCAGCGCCCAAATCGCCGCGCCAGCCGACAAGGATGCAAGCCATCCCATGACGTTGGCGCGCGTTATTGTAGTGGTGAAACGGGTCATGCGCGTTCTTTCAGTGATTGGAGAATCGCCCGCCCGATAGTGACAGCCTCAACCATCAAAAACCACCCGCGCCGGGGGAGACATGGGGAGGAACCCCAGCGCGGGTGGCGTCACGCGCGATAGGCGCGGACCTCGTAAAACTTTCAGGGCAATCGGGCGAACAACAAATCGCCCCTGCCCAATAGTCGCAGTCTGGTGCGGGGCAGGTCATGCCGCTCGCTCCCGTTCGATACCGGCAAGCGCATCTTCCAGCTTGCCCAGCGTGCTGGCGCTCATCATGCCGGGGTTAGCCTTCCAGCGGCTAGGGGTGGATCGCGCCACCCCCGCTGCATCACACACCCGATAGACGGGGATGCGGGCTTCGAAACAGCGCTTCAAGAGCGCGTCTAGTTCTGATGTTTTGTCCATATGAAGCTTGCTAAAGCCAATTTCGCGCAAAGGCAAGCGCATAATTTGCTAAATTAATGCTTGACGCACTTTGCCAGCCGCGCTTATATGCGAGCAACGAAACGGAGGAAACGACATGACAGCAACCCCGACCGAAGCAACCCTTGAGGCGCTCATCACCGCGCAGGACGCTCATTTTCGCTCGGAAGGCACATGCGACGAAGCGCGCATGGAAAGCCGCCTGTGGGACGCGGCTATCGCTTGCGGCATGGCATGGGATCATGACGACCTGCGCGGTTGGGTTGCAACCACCCTTCGCGTTTGGCTGACTTCCGGCCCGTGCGGTCCCGATGATTTCGAGGATGATGTCGAAGAAGGCATTGGCACGGATGAGTATGGCCGTTTCGAGTATGCGTCATGAACGCGAGCGACACAATCGAGCGCGCCCACGCATTCCGAGCTGCCGCCTGCATGGGTGATTACGCCAATGCAGTCGGCAAGCGGGATAGCGATTTTTGGCGCTGGCGGATGCTGGATGCGATGCGTTTTGTCACTTGGGCAGACCTGTCCGATGAGATGGACGAGGCCCGGATGGAGTGCACGCCCGCCTTTAACGATGAGGGCTATTTGATTGACCGTATTGGCTATCCCCGCACCGATGTCGATGAGTTGTATTGTGTGCCGTTCGAGCGGCTGACCTTGGCGGATGCCGAGCGGCTGATTGGTGCAGCCCGGAAGGTGGTGGCATGATATCCCTCGCCATTAATCTGTTTTTCGCCATGTGCGCCGGAACTGCCTTTGCGGTGAACGTGCAATCAACCCGCGCGGGCTTCCGGCACGCCCGCGCCATCATTAACGAAATCGCGGCGATTGACGCGAGAGGGGGGGAGTGATGGCTGACGTGCAATTCATATCGCCCGATACAACCTATCACATATTGTGGCGGTTTGTATCCAAGCGGATGCGGTTCGGGGCAATAGCGTTGGTCAAATGGCGGTCGTTTGGTTTTGGAATTGAATGGTTCCGTTTCAACTGGATTGGTCTTTTCGCGGGGCCGTTCTGCATTGCTTTCGGCAGGATAGAACCTTCGCCAGTGCCCAGTTCACCATCATGATCGACCTCACCCGCCGCCGCGATCCCGCGCCAGATTGGCTTAACGAACCTGCCAGTCCGATGGATGCTTACCGACGTGACCTGCTCCATTGCGCATGGTTTGGCCTGAAAGCGCCCAGTCTTGCGGCCCTGTCCCGCGCCGATGCCGACAAGGCTCGCGCCGATGTTCATGACCACTACTGGCGCGCTGGCTTCACTGGCCACCTGAATGCACTGGACTTTAGCAATCGATGCCTTACCGCGATTGACGCCGCACAAAGCGTATGGGCGTTGCAGGTTCAAATCAGCAAGCCGCCAATGGTGAAGGGTCGGGCTAAAAGGAACAACGCTAAAATCCGCCATACGTTGTTCGAACGCGACGGCCCGGATTGCTGGGTTTGCGGGCGCGAATTAGGAGAGGATCGCACGATTGAACACGTCGAGTCGCTGGCAAACGGCGGGACGTGGGCACTCGATAACCTTCGCCTCGCACACTACCATTGCAATCAGGCGATGGGCGATATGTCCGTAGCGGAGAAAGACGCCGCCCGCGCTGCGATCAGGATCAACAACAAGGCACTGGTGGAGGTTTGAGATGAACTACCTTAGCTGGATGATATACGCCGCCGATGTAGTGGGCAGCCTTAGCGCCATACTGGAGACCATTGCTGTTGGCGCTGTAATCGCCGGGATGGTTTCAATTTTCGCAAACGCCGCCCGCACCGATCTTGCCAACAGTTCGCGCGGCAAGAGCGAGCAATTGCCTTGCCTTTTGACGGGTTGGCAAGCGGGTAAAGGCCTATTCAAGGTGGCGATTGTCGCCGCTTTTCTTGCCGCGCCTATTCCCTCGCAATCCACGATCTACGCCATCGCCGCTTCTGAAATGGGCGAGGAAGTCATGAACAGCGAAACGGGCGGCAAGGCAATGCAGGCACTGGACGCTTGGCTTGATCGCCAGATCGCCGGGGAACACTCGTCATGACCCGAACAAGCGATGCCGAGATAGGTCGGGTGGCCACCCTTTCGGCAGTGACCGGCGCTCCCATATTCGTCGGCGTGGGCAAAACCACCAAACGGCAATCTGCGATTTATGCGCTTGCCGAGTGGGCGAACTCGCGTGAACGCAAGTTGATCGGCATGTCATACGGCTATGTCTTGCCGCGCGAACGGCACTTGGCATGGGCAAAACGGCGGATTGACGATTGCCAGTTCCTGATGTGCGTTGATGACAACATCGGCATGATTATGACGCCCCGCGTAGCCCGCGCCATATGGGCTTAACGAGCCTTACGAGCGGATGGCAGGCGCAAAAATCGGCATTGCGATGTTCGATGCGCGGTTTGTCACAGATGTCGAATGTTAGTGAAGCCCCTAAAACAAGGATTGCCATTATGACTAATCATGCAAGCGCCTATACCTCAAGAAACGCCATCAGCTTCCCCGGCCTGCTGTCTATAGTTTTCATCGCACTCAAATTGACCGGATATATTACATGGTCATGGCTTTGGGTTTTTCCCCCTATTTGGTTGCCGATTGCCGTGGTGGCTGGCTTTTTTGCCATCGCCGCAAGCGTTATGTTTATCGCTCTGTTTATCGCAAATTTGTTGGACAGAAAATGACCGCCCTTATTGCCAGCCAAGGAGACACGAAGTGACATGCACGAAGGTCACGATCTACGCGGCACCCGATAACCTGCTCCTAGCCGCTCGTGTGGCCATGCGCGTCCTATCACCGGGCTACGAATGGCCGTCCGATGGCGTCTCTCTGTCTCAATTCGTTGGCGGACCAGAGGATGCGCTGATCTCCACCTTTTCGGCCAAGTTGAACAAGGCCGGTATCACTATTTGGGAACAAACATCATTACCTGCATATTCAACATGCCCGAAATCCGCCGCCTGACCAACGAGGCGCGCGGCGCATGACACAAAAGGAAACACAATCATGATTATCGAAACTGCAAATTGGGGTTGGCCGCAATGGGCATACCTCACCTTAATTTTCCTGTCTTTTGCGTTAGTCGCCACCGCGCACGGTCGAGATCGACTTGAAACAACTGGCGATAGAAAGGGTGAGCCGCAACGCTACAATGCATTCGAGAAACTCGGCAGCAGTGCACTTGTGCTGTTTATCCTAATCGCCGGGGGATTTTTCAAATGACCGCCCTTCGCCCCATCCACGACACGACGCGGCTTCGATGGACAGACAACCACGATCCGATGCGCCCGATGACGCACGGCAAGATTTTACCGATGGAGCGGCCAACGTGGCTGCAACGGGTTTTGGGGAGAGGGTGAAGTGGCCACGAATGACACACCGGTAGAACAGGTACAGAACGCGATCTGCGATCTGAATACTGCCTACGCCATTATCGCCTTATGCGAGGGCGGTCTGTTCCGAACTCCGAACGGTAACAAGTTCGCCAGCAAGATCGTGCGCCTGTGCAAAGACCACGCTGGAACACAGTTACGCGCTTACGACCGCGCATCCGCAAAGGAACCAACATGACCCACGAAAGCGCAGCCGATGATGGCGCAATCATCGCCATTTTGAAAGAGTTCGGATCACCCGGAGATTGGGGATACGAAACAGACATAGGGCGGCTGCTATATGCGCTTCACCGTGCGCAGGCAGTAATAGCAGGCATGAAATCGTCTATCGACCGGCTCACCACCGATGCGCATCCAGTAAAAGACGACTGGTTCGCCGGACACGTTGATTGCGATGGGAACGAGCTAGCCACCCTTCGCAGTGACGAGTTGCAGCGGCTTCGGGACGATAACGAGAAATTCATCGGGCAGATCCGCGATACATGCGTCCGCGCTGAGAAGGCTGAGGCCGAACGCGATGCACTGCTGGGGGAAAGGCTCACATACCTAAACTCTCACTATGACGTAGCCGTAGCTGCATATCACGCTGGTGCAGCAGACACCCACCGCGCGTGGGTCGCTGGTGAAGAGCAGTGGGAGGCCGATTTCGGCGAAGCGGCACTTGATTATGCAGCAAGCATCGGAGGTAAAAATGCATAGCATCCAGCAACGCTTGCGCAGTAGCGCAGAGGCATTCAACGAAAACACCGTTTACACTCAAGACGGCGATCCTGTCAGGTTGTCTGTGCAGGCCGAGGAGTGCGAAGAGGCTGCTGGTCGTATCGATGATCTTGGGTCACTCCTGAGTATCGCGGCTCGCCAAGGGGCGGTGATGCAGGCGGAGATTGCGCGCCTGAAACAACCCTCTTGGTTTTATGATGCTAATGATAGTGAACGCTGTTTTTACAGCCCTCACGAAGTGATCGACTGGATCGACCCGGACGCAGGCGACTATCTCATAGAAGTGACTACAGCGCGACCTTGCCCGTCGATATGGTGCTCCGTTCGCGTCACTGATGATCCAGATGCAGGCGAACGGTTCATATTCACCGAACATGCGACCGAGGCCGAAGCCCGCGCCGCACTAGGCGACCCGCAATGAGCGGGCGGGATGCGATGGCGGCTTGTCCGCATGGATGTAATGCAGCGGTGAACGCGGAGACAACCAGTCAATTTAGGCATTGGGTTCAGTGCTATTGCGGCGCACGCGGCCCTGTCGGTTCATCCGAACGAGAAGCGGTTAAACTCTGGAACACCCGCACCGATCCCCACCACACCCAAGCCCTCGCGGCAGGCTATGCCAGCGTGGGCGAGTGGGTGGCGGCGAAGGATGCGGAGATTGGCGGGCTTAAGGCGTCTGTCAGCATTCTGAACGAGCAAAGCGAAAATTTGTGGCTAGAAATATGCGCGCTCCGGCAGGAGATTGCGCGGTATCGTGATGCGCTTGATCCCAATAAAACCAAGCGAGCCTACATTGGTGAGTTTTCATTCAACGTGCCCGATTTTGATGAATGCGGCGGGCGGACATATCGGCGCATAGATGTTCCGTGGCCAACAATCCGGGAAATTATGGCGGCTATTTCCGCCCGCGCCGAACTAGGAGAAACACAATGACCGCGCGGGACGCAGGAGATGTGGCGCGGGGGCTGACGAAAGCGCAGCGGGAGTTCCTTGCGGGCAAACTTCCCCACCTGAGCATCACCAGCAAGGGAAGTATTATCCATGCGCTCAAGCATTTGGGCATTTACGAAGTGAGGTATGACCTAACCGACCTGGGCCTCGCCGTCCGCGCCCACTTGGAGAAACGCAATGCCTGATATAACCATGTGCGCAGAAACCTGCGAGGCGTCCGCCAGATGCCATCGCCACCCTGATAGCGGCACCGTTCCGAATGAGTGGCGGCAAAGCTGGCGGGCTGGGTCAAGTGGGCGGGATTGTTCTTATTGGAGTGAGGCATGATGAATAACAGCCTGATAATCACCCTCATCGCCTGCCTGTTTGCGCTGCAAGGCGCGACGTTCCACATGATTGGCGAGCGCGGCCTTGGCGTATTGTGCCTGACCATCACCTTTGCATGCTTGGTTGTTGCTGTGGGGTGTTTGGTATGATCACCGTCACCCAAGTCGCGCGGGATGCAATAAGCCTCGCGCATGATATGATCGCCGCCGAACATAGTCACGGCATCCACGCTGCTGCCGATATTATCCGGTGCGGCATCGACGCAGCCAAGGCCGAGCAGCGTGAGGCGGATGCGAGGGTGCTTGATGAACGGGCGGCGATGTATCGTGAGAAGCGGAACGGCCATGACCCAATGGGTAATGACAGCCTGAACCAATGGGAGAAATTCCAAGGCTACGCTGAGGCAGCTGATTGGTCAGCCGCAGCAATCCGCGAAGGAACTGAAACATGACCTATGAACCAGCTTGGCAAAACGCAGCCGATGCGATTCCGTCCGGGCCGTTCGTTCGCGCTGTTGGGATGGCGGTCGCCAATGATGGTAGCGAACAAGGCGGCGCGCGTTGGTTGATTTCGTTTGGTTCCGACTTCCTGCGCAAGCACGGTCAGAATGCAGATAGTCCTTGGCGCGCATTCGATCTGTTGATTGACGATTTCGAGGCGATGGCCAGCGTGTGGCCTGCATTCGAGGAAGCTGCAATAAATCAACCTATATCCGCCGAACATCACCTCCCCGCGTTGGCCCGGTTCATGGTGGAACGGATGCCTGTGGTTTGGGAAGGTCCGCACGGGGGTGAGATTGCACCGGTCACGAAGGCGTTGGCCCTAGCAGACCGGATCGACACGCTGGTCGGCATGTTCGCCGCCGGATTGAAACCGAACGGCAGCAAAGACCCGTTCGCACTACGCCGCGCCGCCAAAGAAGTGCTGCAAATGATATTGTTCCCGCGTCGGCAGTTGCGGGGAGTTTCAGGAAGGAACTGGACATGACCGAAGAGGAAAAGGTGGCGCGGATCGCCTACGCGGCTTTCCACGGCGTCGATGATTTCTTTAGGGTCGATAATTGAATAATGGCAGAGGTTGTTTCATTCGAAGGCCACAAAGCCCAACGCTATATCGAGAGCGGCCTACTGCTTTCGTATGGCGACCCGCCTGATACTGACTATCAGCGGGGCTTCGAAGCGGGGTTGG